ATTACAGGAGATGGAACAGTTCTTGACAGTCTCTTGTTCAGACAAATTGATCAGATAAACCAAGAAGGTAATGCAGCTGCTTTGTATATTACTTATCCTAGCCTTTGATCGGATATGACATCATCTCAAGCGTGGATTAATTTTTGCCAATATTGTCGAAAAGTCAACAAATTAGTGTTGATAAAAATACAACACACTTGACTTTTCATTTAAATAAAGATAAAATATATTATGCTCAATGCTGCTTATCATTTTGCTTGTCCAATTTATTATGCTGAACATCCAGAGTTTCTGAAATCGGTCATACAAGTTTCTGAAGAAGAACTGGCAAAAGTACACAAAGAAAAAAAGGTCGATGACATATATCCTGTGATGATGACAGGTAATTATTACGAAGACCCAAGGATTCATGATTTTGTTCAGTTTGTTGGTCAAACATCTTGGAATATATTAGACAGTCAAGGTTACAACATGCAAAACCTTGATGTCATGTTCAATGAAATGTGGACACAAGAACATTACAAACACTCATTGATGGAACAACATGTTCATGGGTATGGTTCGCAAATCATTGGCTTTTATTTTCTTAAAGTACCAGACAAGTCTTCAAGAGTTGTATTTCATGACCCAAGACCAGGTAAAGTTCAACTAGACCTTTACGAAAAAGATAATTCAATGGCTACCATCGCAAGTCAGATGATAAACTTTGAACCCAAACCGGGTCTTTTGATTCTCACCAATTCTTGGCTTGCTCATTCATTTACCCGACACGCAGCAAATCAACCGATAAAGTTTGTTCACTTCAATTTAACCGTTGTACAAGCACAGACGAACTTTGAAATGAAACCAGCAGACGACATCATATGAACAAATATCGAATTCGATTCAATAAAAGCAGAGGTCAACCAGGTCGTGGTAGTATGGATCATGTTTGGCGTGTATTTGAAGGTGACAGAGAATATTTGTTCAAACACCTAAACATTACAGTTCCAGTTCAGAGTGAAAAAGAAGAACATTCGGAAGATTGGAATATTGTGTGTAACGGTTATCTGATAATCGACCGACAAAACTCAATTGCCAATATTATCGAAAAGGCAATAAATTAGTGTTGTAAAAATACAACACACTTGACAAAGATAAACACTCATGGTATACTGTATATACTATGAAAAATCTGCCTTCTGTTGGTTCGACAGTCACCGTAGACTGTTGCTATGTTACTAAATCGACAACTTTTACGGGTGTCGTTATTAATCCCTATCGTTATCTAAATGCTAACGAATTCTGTTTACAAACTGGTAATCCTGAGTTTCCAGTATCTATTATTAATCTAGCAAATGTTGTCGATCTGAAAATACTTAAAGGTTCGACAACAACAATTCGTAAGTTCAAAGTTGCTGGCTCAAAAGGTGAGTATTTGGTAACATTATCAAATAAGCATTTTTCTTGTTCCTGTATTGGTTTCAAATATCACAACAAATGTAAGCATATCACAAAGGTAAAAGAAAAAATTACCTCTTGACAAGTGGCTCAACCCTTGATATAATGGTATTGTTATGATGATCCGTATCTATTCTACTTCAAAGAAAAAGAAGTTGACGAAAAAGCAATTGCAAGAACAGCAAGACTTTATTTCGTCAATCAATAAAATTCCGCTGCCGTCTGGTGGTCGGTTTCCTGCTGCTGCGCCTAAGAAAGTTAAAACGAAACCACTAATGACATATCGTGTGCAACGTGAAATATCACATGCACCAAGTCTTCCTGATACACATTTAGGTGCTTTAACTAAAACTGGTATCATGAAAGATTACCACAAACTCTCATCTTCTGACCGTGAGATTGTGGCTGATGTTGCATCTTGTACGGCGCCGATGCACAAGGGTAATTATGTGTATGTTACTCCTGGTATCAATCCGGCAGGACTTGGTCGGAAAAATGAGGTATTGTGATGCTTGACAAATCTGCCAAGTCGTGCTATACTATTATTTCTATCGTTAATATGGAGTTTGATTATGAGTAATAAATCTGTTATATACTGGGCAAATCATAAGGGTAACAAATCTGGTAAGCCTGTTCGTTGGGAACGTCTTTTGATGGTTCTTGGTAACGGCGGTCTTATTACACTGAAAGAGATTGAAGATACCATGGAGTATCGTGCAATGAATCGCATCAGTGCAGAGATTGTTACACTGAAATACAACGGTGGTATCATCAAGGTATACAAAGATGGTCGCACTGTTCTTGGTTATGAACTTGTCAATGCTAAAGAAATGGTTGACACTAAACTTACACCACGTGGCTTTGCTGTTAAGCCTATCGTTGGTCGTGATTCGGGTATCAGCAATCTCTCAGACTTAAATGCTAAAACACAAGCAGTTAAAACTACAAAAGCATCAGTAGTTGAGGATGAAGTAACTGAAATCACTGAATAATCGGTTCCGGGGTGGTAGCCGTCAGCGGTGCAATAGGCTTATCATTAAACAACAATGAATGTCGGGATGACATCCACGTGCCCCCTCTTTTATGAGGTGAAAATGTCGAAGTTTAAAGCATGGCTTGTTGACAAGTATTTACAACTTGAAAATCAGGCTGTTCAAGCAATTAACACTGCTAATTTTTATGGTAATCTTTTCACTGAACGCCAAAAGTTTTATATCATTGCCTTCTTCATGGCTCTTATGCTTATGGCTGGGGCACCTAATGCTGTTCAGTTTATTGGTTTGGTTTATATCATGAGTAAAATGACACCGGAGGACAAAGATGAAGAAAAGTAAATTGATTTTTATGTTGCCGTTACTACTTGTAACGGCGTGTGCTGGTCCCGTTCGTTCTGTACATAATCCAGAGGGTCTGCGTGACCAAGATTTGGTGATTGTACAACAAGAAAAAATTGCGATTCTACAGCGTGACATGGAACGCCGTGAAATGCAAATGCGTTTGGACCATTTGAAAGAAATGCAGTCAGTTCAGATGCAACAACGCAACCGTCCATCTGATGGTCACGTAAGTTGTAAATTTTTCTGTTTCTAATGAACGTTTTTTATCTTCATCCTGATCCGAAAACATGCGCCGAATACCACTGTGATAAACACGTGGTAAAAATGATCATTGAGTATGCTCAACTCATGTCAACGGCGCATCGGATTCTTGATGGTAAAGAATATTATGATTTGACTGCGAATAATCGTAAGATTAAACGCTGGCTCTTGCCTGATAAACGTGAAGACGTTTTGATGAAAGCATCACACATTAATCATCCATCAAATATTTGGGCTCGGCAGAATGATAGCAACTACACATGGTTGTATCAAATGTGGTTGGCATTGTGTAAAGAATATACACACCGTTATGGTAAAATTCATTCAGTTGAAACACGACTGTTGACTACACTGGTCGCATTGCCAAATAACATCAGTGAAGAAATGTTTACTGAACCTACGCCGGCGATGCCAGATGACTGTAAGATACCAAACGATTCACTGGCTTCATATCATAAATATTACAATGAGAAAAAAACACATTTTGCACGTTGGACTAAACGACCAGCGCCAGAATGGTATTTGACTATATAAGATTGATGCCTACATTTGATTTTTTAAACACTGAAACTGGTGAGACATTTGAGAAATTCATGAGCATTTCTGCACGTGAAGAATACCTCAAAGAAAATTCACACATTCAACAAGTTCATTTAGGCGCCATGTCAATTGTCAGTGGCGTATCAATCACTGGTAAAATACCAGATGGTTTCAAAGAAGTTCTGTCAAAAGTATCCGAGAATCACAAACAATCTACCGTGGCTAACAAACACGGTAAGAAGTCTATCAAAGAAGCACAAACGCAACGAATTGTGAATAAACATCTAGGAAGGTTTGGGTAGTAATTACATTATGCGAATTTCAACAAAGGAGCATATATGGCTAAAAAATCTTTGCAGAAAAAAGTAGCACTATTGAATGAGTACATTACTAAAGAACTTGAAAAAGAAATGAACACAGAAATATCACAGATGGAAAGAGACAATATCACTGCAAAGATCGAAAAAAAGTATCCTAGACAAAGTTATCCACATCACAGTCGAAATCATTACTTCACATAATGCCACATAATGCGAACATTTGATCATGTAAGTTTACCACAATTACAATTTGACTTAATAGCCGAAACCACCGATAGTGGTAGACTGTATACTACACCAGAAGGTAACAAGTACAAGTCTATCACTACGGTGCTTTCTCATTACAACAAGAAGGCTATCTACGAATGGCGGCAGTCTGTTGGTGAAGAACAAGCCAATAAGATATCACGCAAAGCCTCAGATCGTGGTACAAAGGTTCATAAGATTTGTGAAAACTATATCAACAATGATATAAACGACTTTAAGATGCAGTTGATGATGCCTGACTTGAAGGAACTGTTCTTCAAAATCAAACCAATCATTGATGAGAACGTGGGCACCGTTTACTCACAAGAGCAAGCATTGTATTCTGATAAGTACCGAATTGCTGGTCGTGTAGACTTGATTGCTGAGTGGAATGGCAAGTTGTCGGTCATTGACTTTAAGACATCCACAAAGCAGAAAGATGAAGATTATATTCAGAACTACTTTATGCAGTGTACAGCATATGCATTGATGTTTTCTGAGAGAACTGGTATGTGGATTGACGATATTGTGGTGCTGATTGCTACCGAAGAAGGACCAACGCAGGTGTTCGAACGTCAGGTACATAGTTATCGGCAACCGTTGATTGAGATGATTGATAAATATGCTTGACAAGTCGGAGGCATTATGCTATCATTCAAACAACACGTACAACTCGACGAAGGCAATGTACTTCAGCAAAAGGTAAACAAACACGTAACACAAGGTCGTAGCATTGGTGCGCTTTCACCTGAAGGTTCACATACTGATACGCCAGAGAAGTTGAATGCTGCTCATCACGAAATGAAAAGTGATTTAGAAAAAGCACGAAAAGCAGGACATATTGGTGGCTGGTCTGGACCACACAAAGGTGAGTATAGATATGCCAGCGACTCCGGTGAAGAACATGTTGGACACGAAGGCTCGTATATGGTTCATGCTAAAGAAGCAGGAAAAGAGCATCACGATAAGATGGTAGGTGCTTTGAGTAAGATTGGCGATAAACATAAACAACAATCTGTGTTGAGCGTCAATCACGAAGGTTCTGCTAAATGGCATCATCTTGAAAACTCACCTAAAAAAGGTCAGATTGAAGACAAGGGCAAACTGAAGTATAACAAGCCTTTAGAGAAAGATAAAGTAGAAGGTAGAACGAAATTCAAATCGGGACATTCGTTCACTTCATACTAATGGAGTGTTTATGTTAGAAGAACTAATTAACGAAATAAAACAAAAATATGATGGTAAAATTTCTATACATCACTCCGAATTGAGAGAGTATAGAGATAGACATTATGCTTATTGTTTGAATCAACTTGAAACAAAACCATCTGGTTTTTTTGGTTGGGTTAGTTTTTCAAATGAAACGACACGAAAGTTCAATGAAGCATTTGATGAATTGAACATCGAAATCATTTACGATGAAATAGAAGCATCACATGGTTATGAATTGAAAGAAACAGGTTTAAATCGTTTAAATGAATTGGAAAAAAGAATAAAGAAAGAATTGTTGTAACTCCTTCAAAATGAAGGCATTCTGGACGGCGGTTCGATTCCGCCCACCTCCACCATAAGAGCATACTGTGTTTTTATGATGGGGGTGACCTGGTTTCGACAGGGTGAGATAGTGGAGAAGGCAACACAGTAGGCGATGACTGTAAATCAAGCAAATAAATTATCTGCAAACGATAATCACTACGCAATGGCTGCTTAAATAGCCTTGCTGAGGTTTAAGTAGATTGTACCTTATTACCAAAACAATCTACACCAATTTCAGAGATATATTATGAAAGTTTACATTGGTCCTTATACAAACTGGATAGGCCCCTATCAAATAGCGGAACTACTTTGTTTCTGGGTAAAAAAAGTACCTGACGAGCATGGCTTCAAACGACATCCAGATTGGGTTCATGACTTTGGCACATGGTTAGCAGAAGATAAAAATGGTAAAGATTCTTGGCTAACTAAACTCTGCCAAAAGATTGAATCATACAAGAAACGTAAAATCAAAATACGTATTGACAAGTATGATACATGGTCAATGGATCACACACTTGGTATGATTGTTTTACCAATGTTGAAGCAACTTCAAGCAACAAAACACGGTTCACCTATGGTTGACATTGAAGATGTGCCAGAAGAACTTCGCATGACTGGTTGTGAAGATGAATATCCACAACTCACACTCAAGTTTGAAGACCAAGAAAAATACGAAAAAGAATCTTGGGATATCACTCATCGTCGTTGGGAATGGGTGTTGAATGAAATGATTTTTGCTTTTGAACATCTCATCGATGATTCATGGGAAAAAGCATATCGTTCAGGTCACATTGACATGAAGTTTGTGCCTTGTGAAGACAATCCAAATCTTTCACAAATGGTAGATGGACCGAATCACACTTACAAATGTGATTATGATGGTATGAACAAAATCTATGCACGTATGGACAACGGATTTCGTCTATATGGAAAATATTACCGTGGACTGTGGGATTAAAATAACTATATAAGTATACTGGCATCACACACAATCGCCAGTAAACACACACAACACAGGAGTAAACATGAGCAATTTAACACCGTTCGAGATTCGCCTTGAACTTTTAAAAATGGCTAAAGATATGCTTACCGAAGATTATTATGGTAGGCGTGAACAACTCAGCCACGATTGGCAAATGAAGGTAGAGTCTGCTAAATTAAGTGGACAACAAATACCTGATCATCCAACATTTCCAACCTATCCCTCGGAAAACGAAATCATTGCCAAGGCACAAGCCTTGAATGGATTCGTATCTAACACCACACCAGAAAAGACTAATAGCAAAAAGTCTACCTGATCGGGACAAGAGAGGCTTCGGCCTCTCCCTAACTATTAAGGAGAAATTATGCGTTACATCACACTATTACTTTGCAGTATCTTTGCAGCATTTGTTATTTACATTGGTCATGCCGCCGCACAAATCAACATACCAATAGAACCAAAAGTTCAATTAGAAGATTTATCACCACAAGCAAGATCAGAAGTTGAGTGTCTTGCACAGAACATGTATTTCGAAGCAGGTTTGGAACCACGGCTTGGACAACTTGCTGTAGCATTCGTCACACACAATCGTGTAAACTCAGGAACATTTCCAGACACATATTGTGGTGTTGTAAAACAAAAAGTTGGCACCGTTTGTCAATTTTCATGGGTATGTGAGAATCGTCCTAAGGTTATGATTCATAAGGGACTCTTGACATTAGAGAGTAATTCGTTATATAATAGTGTTACTGAGTTAGCGTTGTCTTTTTATCTTTATACTGAGAAGTTCAAAGATCCAACAAGAGGAGCATTGTTTTTTCATGCTAACTATGTAAAACCGGGTTGGAATAACATGAAATATACTGTACAAATAGGTAGACATATGTTTTATAACAAAATAAAGAAAAGTTCATAAGTATTTTATCAGGTAAAAAGGAGAAGATAATGGAAAAAGGATTGAGTAGTATTACCACAGTATCATTTACTTTGATTTTACTTTCAATCATTGCTGCGACTTGTCTCTATGGTTTGAATGACCGTAAACTAATGGCAGCAAATATTGAAAATGCTATTGCAAAAGGTATTGACCCACTGGCTGTACGATGTTCATATGCCAAGAGTGATGATATTGTTTGTATTGCCCATGCCGCTAATCGTAAATAAAAGGAGATTATATTATGAGTTTTAATAGCGACGAACATTCATTTACATTTCGTTTTCACTCTGCTGAAGGCGAAAGAGATTTAGAAATGAATTATAATGCTTTATATCTTAGTGATATTTTTGAAAGATTTCGTGATTTCTTACAAGGATGTGGTTATCTGATTGAAGGCCAGATTGAAGTTATACCATTTTCAAAAACATCCGAATCACATGAATCACATGAAGAAAGATTTAGTATGGATCACTTGCCTAATAATGGTTGGCCATTTGGTTCAACAATGAATGACACGATACCAGTGCCGGTGCAACCATCGACAAGTTATCAGAGCAATTCCATGTCATCTAATTATAATTATGATCCAGTTACGTTTCCATCCATTTATTCACCCAAGGTCTCAGTGTCAGAAAAATAATGCCAACAAAAGATGAGATGCTGAAGTTTTCTATGCAAATAGAAAATTTGATGGCCAATACAGATTACACATATCTTGAAGCCATTACCGAACATTGTAAAGAGACAGGTTTAGAGTTAGAAATTGCTGCTTCACTCATCACACCAAATCTCAAATCAAAGATACACGAACAAGCAGAACGTTTGAATATGTTAAAAGTGAAAGGTAATCGTTTACCGGTATGACAGGATACGAAGCATTTTGTCTATACTCTTCTCTCAAACTTCACTTTAACTTAGATTCTTATGATTACTTTAAGTATCATGGTAAAGTAAATGTTACTATTGATGCGTTTGAGAATCGTAAAGACAAGTGGCACTTTTATAAACTAAGCCGTAGATTTACAAATGATGAACAGGGTCGTGATTTTATTGTTGCTAATTTCATTCATGATTCTAATGTTTGGGTGGGAAACTTACTTACTGAAGAGTCAAACATTCAGTATCGTAAACGACAGAAAATCATTCAGTCGTTGACCTATATCTTTACAAATGAGATTGAATCATTAATGAGTCATACTAAACCAAATGATTTGTTTATGATACAAGAAGGTGAATATCCAGAACTTCTTATCAAATTGCTACATGAAGAAATCTCACTTGAAACAATTTGCATACTTAATCAAGTTCTAGGTTTTCTTTCCACTTGGGATCGTAAAATCAATGACACAATTCATTATCCAAACATAAGTCAAAAAATAAAAAAGTATACACCGTTCATACCATTTGAGCCAACAAAATATAAACTTATAATTAAGAAAGAATACAATGCGAATACAGAAAATATATCTTGATCTTGATGGTGTACTATCTGATTTTAATAAACGATATCAAGAGTTATTTAAACAAAAAGCATTGAGTAGTCGTGAACGTGGTGAAAAACACGATGACAACTGGAATCAATTTGTTGAAGGTAAAAACTTTGAAACGCTTGAGTGGTATTCTGGTGGTAAAGAATTATTGAAATACATTATCTCACTTAATATACCGATTGAGATACTTTCTTCTTCCGGCGGTCGTATGCATCATAAGGAAGTAAAACAGCAAAAAAAGATTTGGTTGAAACGTCATCATATCGACTTTAAAGCCAACATTGTACCCGGTCGTCATTTGAAAGCAAACTACGCTAAATCAAATATTATACTCATTGATGATACCAGAGATATCATTGATGATTTTAATATCGCAGGCGGCAT